CGTTATAAAACGCCAGCCCGTTCGTCGGCTTGACGTCTTGAAAGGAGGTCGAGGCGACACCGTTCACCACGTCCACGAATAGGCTGTAATTAGTATAAAGGGCCACGGCTTTAACCTTGCCTAAAGGGCAACTTAGGGGGCCCGGACCGCCACGATCCGCACGTCATTTACATAGGTGAAGTATCCCGAAGCCTTGGGAATAGCGAAGATGTAGGGCACCGTAAAGGCGCCTTCCATACTCGGGTCGATGGTCAGGGTGTGGGACAGGGTCGAATGGAGCGACGGGGAGCCGAGCGTGAAGTCGTGCACCCCGTAGACGCTTGGGACATAGGTCGTCGTGAAGTCGGTTTGACCGACGTCAACTTCTAGGTCGATTTCGGCGCCTTCGTTCCAGCAGCACACTTCGTCCAGGTTAACAATCAGGCTGAACTCGGCATCGTAATTGTAGGTTGAGCCACCGCCTACCGAGGGATCGTGCGGGCAATAGCCGGTCTCATAGGACACCGAGTAGTTAGTCGAAGCCCCGGCTACCCCTGGCGCCGCATAGTTGAACTGACACCCGGGCGGGATGCCTTGCGGGGTGAAGCCCGTAGTCGCGGCTTGAGCCTGGAGGTCGTAAGCCGTCTCCGTATACCAACGCGGGCGGACTATTCCCGTATAGACAGAGGCCGTCCCGGTGCGGTCGTCCTGGTAGAAGGGACTGCCGCCAATCGGCGAGGGCGGGGAGCCCGTCTCGACCGTACCGTTATACTGTCCGCCCGTTGAGCCGACGTAGACCTGCCCGCTGAGACCGTTAACGGAGCCGCCCTTAAAACGGATCAGGCTAACAAGTTCGTCAGGCGTCGTGCTAGGGTAGGTCGTGAAGAAGGCGCTGCTTGACCCGAAGAAACCCTCCCCGGTGGCACGGGCGTGTTCCCCTGGGTAATATGGGAAAGACAGGGCCGGGTCGCCGAGTTGGCAGTAAGCCCCGCCGACGTGCCTCGCGAGGATCACGCTCATCAGACCATCCCAAAGAAATAGACCGCGTCATTGGCCCCGCATTTATAGCGCTCGCCCCATTGGCTACCGCTGACGGATTGGCTGACCACCCCCGTTGAAATGTCGACCGTCGCGAGGAGCAGGTAAGCCTGGGCATCGGTCGAGGTCTGGGGCGCCGAGTCGTGAATGACGGTCGGCCCGTCCGGCCAAGTCGCCGGGGAGGTCGAGGTATCGGCTGGCATCAGTAGATAAATGTATTCAGTCGCAGGGCTCGCCGAGTAACCGATGTTCATCGTCGGGGCCGGCACCGCTGATAGTTGGTCCCCTGACATTTGGGGCTCGATGTTGTTAATCGTGCCAGGGATGACCCGAACCTTAAAGTCAGACCCGTCTTTAAAACAAGTGACCGTGAAGGGGTGCGGCTTTGTCCAAAAGCCCCACGGCTGCTCGATTGTCAGGGAGACGGCCCCGCCCGTTTGGTTTACCGTGTAACCGACTCCGGGCTGGAAGTTCATTAGACGTTCGTTCCCTGGTATACTTGTCGGACGTAGCCCTCGGCGTTGAAGCGGATTTCGTAGGACAGTTTATAGAGAACGCCGTAATCCTCGAAGTGAACGTTCGCAATCATCAGTTGATCGGTCTCATCCTTCGCCGAGAAGGTGTCCCCAAAGTAGGCAGGGAGTAGGTAACGGAAACCCTGAGGAGCTCGAGCGCTCATCGTCTTGCCGATGTAGCCGCGCAACTTCTGAACGTTGTCGGCCTTGGTCGTGTAGATAATGCCGGTGAACGCTGAGGTCGGCGCAAGGTAAGAAGTCCGCTGATAGAGTTTCTTGGCGGTGTCGCTGGCCTTAGAGTAGAAGCCTAGGAACTTGCCAGGGGAAACGCTTGAACTCCCAGCGTTCTCGAAGATGGCCCCATTCTCGCCCTCGTATATAGTCGCATAAGGCGCCAGCGCCTGAATAGACGTAGCCACCGCAAACGGAGGATCACCGCAAATCTTAAACCGTCCGTCCTTGCTCGAGAAGAAATTAGGGTGCGAGGTAATCGGCTCAGTCGAAAGGCTGTCCGTCCCGGTCACGTTAGGATCAGTCCAATCCCCTGCGGCGATACCGCAATAGTCAGCCGTAATCGTCGCGACCTCGAGCGAGCCATATGAGACGCTGGCCTTATGGCAGCGCAACCGGGCATCAGCCGAGAAGACGTCGCCGCGCTTGATGGCGTTAGCGGCGCTGGCCTTGTCGACCTTGTAGGTGGCCTTACAAGTCAGAAGGCCATAGCCGTCATTCTCGATTGTGTAGCCCGCCTGGAGGACCGGGCTGGAGAGGGTGTTCCCCTGTTTTACTTTAGCCATAAATTAGCGGGGGAATACGGTGCGACCGCCGGAGGCCGGACTGCCGAGGTCGTATTCGCCTTTCTTAGTTCGGAAGCCCTGGGCGACCTGATCGCGTTCGACGAGGGCCCGGAGGCTGTTAGCCATATCGGACTGAAGGTCGGTCTGCTCTTTCATCGCGGCGAGTTGCGGGCTCATCCCAACGCCAATGACGTTGCCGGAAATCTCGTTAATCTTTTGGGCGGTCGGAGCGTTAGCCCCAGCCAAGGCCGCGGCCTCGGCAGCGCTTCGCTTCGAAATGTCGCCAGCGAGGAAAGCATCAATCGCAGCCCGCACCTCCGGGCTCTGAGCCATTTGTTTTGCGGCGAAACTCTCGCGCGTAGCGTTAGGATTTTTCCCCAAAATGTCTTGAGGGATAAACGCTTCAGCCGCCTTCATAAAGCCTGGGCGTTCCGCCAGCATCGCCCTGCCACGTTCAGTCGTTTTTAGGAAATCCTCGTAACCTTGCGACGCTAACGAAAGGCCTTTATTCCTTTTGTCCTCCTCGGCTTTTCGTTCCATATATTGGAGGATCGCTTCACGACCGCCAGCCGGCGCGTATTTCTTGGACTCCGGGTCTTTAGCGAACTCCCTAGCCGCGTCGGCGTCGGCCTTAGCCTGGGCAATCTTGTCGCTGATAAAGCCGATGATTTTCTGGATTAGAACCATCGGGGCTAGGAACCCTACCGCGATATCCTTAAACGCTTCGCGGAACTTCTTAGACAGGGCGTTGCCGGCGCCTTCAAGCCCTTCCATCGAAGCCTTGGCCTTAGCCATCTTCTCCGGCACGTCGGACTTACCCGACAACTCCCATTCTAGTTTGCGTCCCATTGTTTAACTTTGCTGGGGAGGCAACTCCCCACGCCGGATAGTCTCCATCATTTCCTCCTCCTCGGTCGTGAGGACGTTGACCTTCGCCCCGTTGCGCGTCGAGAAGGCCGTCGATAGCCAGATGGCTTGCGCCTCCGGCATTTCCCAAGCCCGTTGCTCGTCGACCCCTTCAGCGATGAGGTTCGTCAGGATCATAAGCGGCCAAGGCATCCCGGCCCCGTCCGCCGTCCCGGTAGTCTTCGGGCCGTCCCAATACTTCGGCCACAAGTCGACGTGACAATGGGCCACAAACCGACTGACCGAGGCGGCGAACTTCTCAGGGCGAAACTCAAGTTCGCGGATACGGACCTGCTCGAGCCAGGAGAAATCTAGCCGACCCTCCTCGGCGCATACCTTGACCGCCATCATCAGATCAGCGGGCAGGATGGTCGTCCCGCCCGTGACCAGGGGAGACTCGAGCGCCATCAGGCGCACCCGATGCTTGAGACAAAAGGGAAAGACCCGCTTGCCGAGGATGCTCAGGCTAGCCGGGTCGCTGAAGGCCCGTAGAAATCTCTTATCCACGAACCCGAGTCAAAGCCCTTGCAGGGCTCCCGTCAATTAGGACGGGGTGATAGACTCGAAGTCGATTGCCGTGATCGAATATTTAACGAACTCTTTATTCGAGCCCTTTTCTTCAACCTTGGTAATCGTGCCTACAAAAGTATTGCTCGCGCTGCCGCTGGGATAGGCACCCTTCGCTGCAACCGTAAAGGTCAGGGTCGAACCGAGGGCCGGGGGCGTTGCCGAGGTCGTCTTCACGACACCCTCGACGGTCAACTCGGTCTTGCGATCGTCGAAGCGCATAGTCGTCGTAAGGCCGGCCTCGGTTTGCACCATCGCCTCGTTATTGAAAGACGCGGAAACCGAATAGGACTGAACGAATAGGTCGGTCGCAGTTCCAGCGACACCATAAACACAGGAGGTTCCTTGAGCGACGGCAGCCATTTGTCTTTGCGGGCTGGGGCAACCTTACGCGGGCAGGACCGCCAATAGGTCGAAAGCGAATAGGGTCGCGAACGAGCGCTCGTCCGTCCCCTCGTCTTCCGACAGGGGGGTGACGTCGTATAGGGTCGCATCGGTTGAGGTCACGAAGACCGCCTTCAGGCCGGCGAGGTCTTGCATCGCCCCAGCCAGGGCAGCACACCGGGCGCGGTGATCCGCTAAGGTCGTGTCGTCGGCGTTCGAGAACAAGGTGACCCGGACCGAGCACGAGTAATTGCCGGCGCCTTCGGGCAGGTCGCCAGGGGTCTTCGCCGAGTCGCAAAGGACGATGGCCTTCGGCAGAACGTTCAGGTCGACCGAGTCCCCGGTATAGATAGCGACCCCGGTCAGCCCGGTCTCAGCTGTGAGGAACGAGGCCACGTTGGCCTCGACGATATGTCGGATAGATTTGGTGCCCATAAAGTTTAAGAGTTGGAGTTAAAGTTATTACCTTCGCGGTTTTGCTTTTGTTGGACTCGATAATAAAGGCGGGCCATCACTTCGGCCCTAGCAATCTCGTGAACGTTGTTTTTAGATGCTTGGTTGTCATTATCGCCAACGCTGTTTCCGATGCGGATATAAATCCCCATTTGATTACGCATTAGGGTAGAGTAGCCGGTGCCAGCGTGGCGCTTAACCCAAACGGGGATGTCGCCGCCCTTATAGACATTCTTCCCGCCAACCTTTGGCAGCGTTGAAAGAACCTGCCACCAGCCGGACTTGATAAAGCCGACGTGCATTTGGGTTTGCTTAATGTAGGCATCAAGCGCGGCCTTGCTTTCGACTACATACTTACCCAGGTAACTCCCGGTTCCCTTCGTGGTCCGCATCCGGCCTTGCCCGTTGATGTGGCGATGAGCCAAGTGAACCTTGCGAAT